AAAGCGCGCAAAGATGAAACAGTGCGAACTAAGAAAGGCGGAGATAAAGAATCAAAATTGTCAAAAAAAGGCCTACAAGAGAAGAAACTTCGATTAAGTATGTGATATATTAGATATGCATTATTTATATATTCACTAAGGAGGTTCTCTAATGCACCATAAAAAACACCATGGCGAGGAAAAAGCAAAACCTCCGCATCATGAGATGAAAAAACATATTCATGAAGCGGTTGCAAAGCACATGGATGGCGCTGTTAAAAAGCACGTCCACTCTGCTGTCAAAGAGCATATACATCACGCCGTTAAAAAACATGCACCAAAAATGCATCACAAAAAAGGGGAAAAGAAATGACCAAAGGTTATAATTTGCGCGATAAAGCAAGTCATCATGGCAAAGGTGGCAATGAAACTGAACGCGCTAAAGGTGTTAAAGTTATGCGCATTGGAGAAAATAAAGCTCCTCATGCAATACCCACGCATGCGCCCATGGGTGTACAAGGTACCACTAGAGGTTCTAGCAAGCCTGCCTAAATTCAGATATATTATCTGAATGTCTGTAGGGGTATAGACATATTGTAGGGTCCGCGGGAAACCAAAGGCCCTTTTAAAATCAATAAATCTATATGTTACATCCTTCTCATATATAAAAAATCTAGAAAATTGTGGATGACTCAGCAATATACACAGAAAATTGCTATTTCTTGTACGTATCATTTATTAAACATAATTTAAATATAATACATATTGCATTTATTCATTTATATTGTAAGATAATAGAGCGGTCGTATAATAATTTAAGTTATATTTCGTGTAATTAAAATGGTTGACCGCCGTGACCGGCTACGTCTAACGCCGGGTTTTAGCTTGGTGAGCGTAAACACCCGCACTCATGCGTTATGAGTTATAACCAATTCGACTGGGTTAAAGTCAGAGGTATTTATGACAGATGAAATGATTACTGGTGATGTTGCTGATGCTCCAATGGCACAAGAAACTCCTGCTCCAATAGAGAAAATGCTGCCACAAAGCCAAGTTAACGAAATTGTCCGAGCTGCTCACGCTAGAGCCCTTGAAAAAGGTCGTAGTGAAGCAATGGCCAATGCTAATCAAAATCCTGGTTTTGACCAAGATGCGATTAGACAAATGATTGCAGACGAAACACGTAAAGCCCGCGAAGAAGCAATGCAGGAAGAACGTACAAGAATGAATCAACAAGAGGCCCAAAGGATAGCCGGAGAAATCGTTAATAAATTGGCAGTTGGTAGAGAAAAATATGGCGACTTTGATGCTGTTGTGGATGAAATCGGAATTGCTAATCATGCAAAATTAATGCAGATGGCAAATAAATACGACAATCTACATGATATCGTTTACGAATTAGGAACTAACCCAAGCAAAATAGCAAGTTTAGCAGTATTGGCTTATACCAATCCAAATTTAGCTGAAAATGAAATGCGTAAGTTATCCGAATCCGTAAAAATGAACGAGTCAGCTAAACAAGCGCAACAAAAAACACCACGACCATTATCTGGCATCAATCCCTCACAAGCTGTACGAGATGATGGCAGACCTAAATCAGTTTCCGACTTGAGAAAATTACCTCAATTCAGATTCTAAATATTAGCTAGTTGCCGCATCTCATTCAATAACTTGTTTTGAGGTTTCAAAATGGCAACTCCAGCAAATATTTTACAAACGGTACAAACGTACCAAATGGGCGGTTTAGCCTATCTATTGAATTTGAATTGTTTTCTTTCTACTTGTAATACACGCTTCAAAGATTTCAATAAAATGACCGCAAACTTGGGTGATGCAGTTACATTTGATTTGCCCCCACGTGCACGTTCAATTAATAATTTAGTTGTTACTTTCGAAGCAGCTGTGCAACGAGTTCAAACTCTTGTTTGCGATCAACAACAAAGTTACGCAATCACTGTTACTTCACAACAACAAATATTCAATTTAGAGCAAAACGAATATATTCCTAAATTTGTTCAATCAGGTATCTATGAAATCGGTGCTGCAATTGAATCAAATATTGCTCAAAATGCAATCACACATACTTATAGATATTTCGGAACTCCATCCTCACCTGTTAATAGTTTCGGTTCCTTAGCCCAAGCATTAGCAAATTACAGAGATTATGGCTCTACTTATCAAAATCTAAAAGTTTATTTACCGGTCACAGATGTTCCTACAATCGTTAATAGCGGATTAAACCAATTCGTAATGGACCGTAACGAAGAACAAGCTATGAGCTGGTTTATTGGCAACTGGATGGGCGTTGAATTCTATCAATCCAACTTATTGCCTACTCAAATAGCAGGTAATGTTGGTAATAATGGTACGGTTTTGACTTTAGTATCTACTAATGATCCTACAGGACAAAACGTTACCCAATTAACATTCAGTGGCGCTACTGTTAATGACGTTAATGCGATATTTGCAAATGACAAATTCACATTTCAAGATGGCGTATCTGGATTGCCCAATTTAAGATTTTTAACCTTCACAGGCCACATACCTTCCAGTCAACCAGTTCAGTTCCGCGCAACTGCGGCTGCTGCTGCTGATGGTAGTGGTAATGTAATAGTTAATATTTATCCTCCATTAGTTAGTTTCCAAAATCTAAATCAAAACTTAAACGTGGCTCTACAAGCAGGTATGCAAGTTAAAGGTTTAGCAAGCGCACGCTACGGCATGATCGTGGGTGGAGATGCATTATTTGTTGCAATGCCTCAATTACCAGATCAATCACCATTCTATACAGCTAATGAATATGATGATTCTACCGGTATGTCGATGCGTCATTACTTCGGTACATTGTTTGGTCAAAATCAACAAGGGTATGTAGTAGATGCAATCTGGGGATCAACATTGGTTGATGAATATGCAATGGCGTTGCCGTTCCCACTTTAATTAAGAGGTATATATTATGACAGTTCCAGTAATCACGTTAGAACCCATTGTTAATGCTCGTATACCTTATGTTAATGGATTCAACTATAAAGTGGCATCTAACACAACATTAACTATTAATGATGGTCAATGTTCTGATAGTTCCGATCAAATTGATATTTCTGTAAGTACTGTAGCCGGTACTACTACTTTAAGTACTGCTGTAGTAGGTGTTAATGGGATAGACACAGGCACAATAGCAGCATCGACAATGTATGCTCTATATGTTATTTCGGATACTCTCCAAAATAATCCTAGTGCATTTATTTTATCCCTATTAACTACAGGTCCTAATTTACCTACAGGTTACGGTGCGTGGCGCAGAATTGGCTGGGCCTTAACAGATGGTAGCTCGCATTTGCTACCAATGTGGTTAGATGGTCAGGGTTCTGCAAAAAGGTTCCAATGGGATACTCCCATTTCCGTTTTATCAGCGGGTCATCAAACAGGTACATTTGCTTCAGTAAATTGTATCACTGCAATTCCATTAATGAATACAGTGGCAATTTTAAATGCAAAATTTACTCCTAATGCTGCAACAGATACCGCTCAATTTCGAGTAACAGGGTCTGCTGCTACAAGTGGACAATTTGCTATCACAGGTGCTGTTGCTGCTGTAGCTCAAGATGTTTATATGGAATTTCCAGTTCAAATTAATTCTACAGCGATAGATTTTGATTATGAATTAACATCAGGTAGTGACGCACTAACTGTGTTGGTAGTTGGATTTATAGATTATCTATAAAAGGGTGGGCGTGTGGCATATCCTGTTATACAATTAATTATCGATTCCTGGTACCTCTCAGGGATCGTCGCAAGAGAACTTGAGACTGTCAGCGGTTCACAAATCAATGACGGTCTCAACTTGTTTAATTTTCTAACATCGGAAAAAGCACTAGACTATTCTAAAATTCCGTATTATTCTGTATATAACTTCCCGGCTGTAATAGGTCAAGAAAGTTACTTCATACCTAATCTTCTGGAAATCGACACCCTTGTGTTCTTCATTCCGCAGGGTGTCGGTCCCGGAAATACTAGCATTCGTTATTCGATGCAACTTCAATATCGTAAAAAATACTTCGGTTCTTCACGTGCTGAAAATATCCAAACCTTACCTTTCTCGTGGACTTATCAAAGGTCCTTAGGTGGTACAACTTTATATATTTATTTCTTCCCAGACCAGGCGTATCCAATGCAGCTATGGGGAAGATTTGCATTTCCTACATTTGGATTATTTGATGATTTATCCTTATCTATTGAACAATTTTACATTCAATATCTAAGATATGATTTAGCCAATGAATTTTGTCGTTTTTACAATATTGATTTTCTTCCTGCTAATAAAGAACATTTAATCTATCTTGGCCGATTAATAGACAACATGTCTGCTTATGATTTATCCATGAGCAAAATGAGCACATTAAATAGAGAGCGCTCAATTAATTACGCTGCTGTTAATACCGGCCATGGATGGACACCATAATGAAGCAAAATTATGCCAATCAAGAAATAATTCCATTAAATATCGCTGGCGGAACTAAATTCGGAAGATATCCAAAGATTTCTATCGAACAAACTTACAATATGATGATATCGGATGGATGGTTGGTATCTTTTCCTGCGTATAGCAAAGTTTTATTTAATAATCCTAATGGTGTTGGTAGAAGAATATTCACGTCAACGCGCTGGGGAAGAATGATTGCTGTAGTAGATAATAAAGTCTATGCGATAGCATCTAATTTATCAGTACAGGCATTAGATTTTACTCTTAATACAAATTCAGGTGATGTATTCATCGATGAAAATAATAATTATCAAATAGCAATTTGTGATCAAGAAAATATTTGGATTTATAATTGGCAGACCGGCGTTGCTATTAATACAACATTAGATTTTCTTCCCGGTTATATAACCTATCATGATACTTATTTTATATCAGTTGATGCTTCGGTCTATCAAGGTCAAACTGCTCCGCTAGGAAATTCTACGTGGAGATTATCAGATAGTGGTAATGGATT